GGCAACTAATAAGACTCCGTTCAATTTACGTGGTTAAAATATTTTAGATTTAATAGAGATGACGAGAAGTAAAATTGATCTCGCTACACACCTTCTCAAGCTGTGTAACGACACCACGATGAAACCCGAGGACCTTGCAAATGCAATGACTCTCCGTAAGCTTCACTACGAGATTGAAAAGGCGGAGGCTGACCTCGAGGAAATCGAAGAAAAGATTAAAATTGTCAAAGAAACTCCAAAGACAAAGAAACCTAAATCATTTTGGGCATTTTTGACTATGGATTCGGACGAAGAATGAAAGTCTTCTGGTAGCGAAGCTTAGAGTTTTAACTCGTCTTAAACATAATGGACAAATGGAAGGTCCCGCGAGGGTCTGGAACCCATGTTCTCATGGATGGTGGAATTCTCATGGTTCCTCAGGAGGAAACCCAAGAATTTCACCAGGCATATGTTCAGGCAATTAATTTTGGATCAAAATTGTTTGTAGTTGAGCAAAAGACAGATCGATTCAAGTTTTTCGTAGATCTCGATTATAAGGCTCCAGAAAAATTAAGTGATGAAGATCTTCTTCAATTTTGTTCTATAATTCATGAAAGTCTTGGGGGTGACAACATTTCAGAGTGCCTGGTTGCCAAGGCAAGACCTCGCCCAGTCGGGAGTGGCTCGCCTCCAGGCGAGGATGGCAAGGCATCCACTCTCATCAAGTCGGGTGTTCATATACACTGGCCGCGCCTCATTGTCAGTCGGACCGAAGCAATTAATTTAAGATCAAAATTGATTCAAGCTCTGGGTGAAGGACCTTGGGACACTGTCATAGATGCCTCTGTCTATGGAGGTTCAGGACTTAGGATGCTTTGGTCTCATAAGAAACCTGCAGGCGACCCATATATTCCCTGGCGTCAGCTCAACAGTACACGGGAATTTTCAAAGATTCCAAGTGTTGAAATTGTTGAACTGTTTTCAATCAGGACAGATATCGATAATACGGTCTCTCAACAGACTGACATTGAAATTTCAGGAATTGAGGAATATATACAGAAATATCTCACAGGTCAGGAGAAGGCTCGCATCAAGCGCGTTCACAGACACGATCATGACGGATGGTATGTTCAGACGGACTCCAAGTACTGTGAGAATATCAGGCGCGAACACAAGTCGAACCATGCGTGGTTTTCGATACATTCAGGTCGGATTTCGCAACGATGCTTTGACAAGGACACCTGTAATGAGTTTCATGGTCGTGAACATATTCTTCCTCCATCAATAGTAGAGCAGCTCAATGATGTTGCTGTTGTGGGTAGTCCTTCTCTTACTTTTCTTATGGATTTCCTTCCCGATGGGACCAAAAACCCGGTTCAAGAAGTACGAGCTCATGGTCCATCCGTACTCGGGCCTGGACCCAGTCAGCTGGCAGCGTTTTTTGGACAATCTCCGCGTGTTCGAACAGTCGGCTTCAAAACAGCTTGACACTGCAGCCTCTGCACTTTACGCAGCTGTAGAAAATATCAGAGATCTTTCACTCGGGATTCGCCGTGCAGACGATGGGCAGAAACAGGAAGAACTCAATCTCATAGCCACAAATTTGGGGCTCGAAGGAGAATTCATTTTGAATCAAAATTCAATTTCCCAGGGACTTTATTTCTTTCCAAGATACTTAAACAATACATTCGATGATTATATAGAAAATGCGGGCGACCCGGGGCACCTCAAAACTCACGGGCAGTGAATCTGCACGGCAGATTCACGAGACTGAGACCACTCGCGTAGCGAGTGAGATTCCCGCAGACGCGACCCCCCTTCAAATTCTTGCACAGGTTGCAGCCGAGGCTGACTCGGCACCAGCAACACGCACCCGTTCCGGACGCCCTACCAAGCCCCCTACGCGTTACGAGCCTGTCGAGAAGGTTGAGGACGACTACGATGCTGATGATTACGACACAAATGATCCAGATGATGTTTCTGAGGAGATTGAGACTGAGAGCGACGAGGAGCAGGATGAATCTGATGCAGATGATGATGGAAATTTGGATGGATTTGTTGTAGCAGATAAAAGCGAGAGTGATGAATCTGATAGTGAGGATGGACAATCTTCCGTTCCTGACAAAAAACACCGAGTCTCAGTCAAGAAGCGCACCCCCACCGCTCCCAGAAAATGAGTGGCCTTCCCATATGGATTCTCCACACCAGTTTGATACATTTGTAGAACGCCCACAACAGAAGAAGGATCCATTTGAAGCTTTTAAGGAGAATCAAATCGGTCTTATTCTGTTGGGAATGGTGATTGGTTTTTTGCTTGCAAATATGCGTCCCGTTGTTTTTCAGGCAAAGTGACCAAGTCCGTAGGACTTGAGACCGCGGAGCGAGGACAGTTCCTTCGGAACTGGGACTACTGCACAGAATATAAAGGAGCTTTAGACGAAGGATCGTCGTAGCCCACAAAATTACCAATAGGACCCGTTCTCTGTTTTCTAACATCTTCTTGTAAAAATCCCAGCCACGGATTCTCACGAGTCTGATCGGCTGGTTCCATATCCCTAAATACCTCAAACTGATTGTCGTACGCAGCAACAGGTTGAGATATTCTAGCTGGCGCCGGTGGGAACCTCACGTATGCTATATACATGAGAAACGCAATCAACACCAAAGCTAAAACTTTAAAAAACATTTTCTAATATTCGCAGCGAAATTAAACAGACTCGGGGACTTCGTCGTCCTCAGCCTTTGACTCGTCACCCTCAGCAATTACTGACACGGCGGGCATCTTGCGCTCCTCCATAATCTTTGCGATGCGCTCATCAGCAATCTTTACGAGGGCTGGCATATCCAGGTCTGGGAACTCAATCTTGAGACCATCGATAAGCTCTGCTGGGTGAGGGATGGGAGGCACATCCGGCTTTGTGTAAAACTTGGAATTCTCGTCGGAGGGGTCGATGTATGGGTATGGACCTGGCTGAGGCTGTGCCATCATGTCGCGCTTGCGCTTCTCGAACATAGAAGCCGCGGCACTCTGGTTAGTACGATACTTGGTCATAATCTCCTCCAGCTTTTCATTCTGATAGTGAACATCCTCAATCTGGTCACGGTCGGGTGGGATCAGAAGCCACTTGTACATGTCCACCACGTAAATGTCCACGAGCGCATCCTCCTTCTGGAGACGCTTGGCGTGAGATGCAGCCTCATCACGAGTTGAAAAGCACCCACGAATCTTCATACCCAGCTTCTCATTCTTCTGAGGCTGCTCTGGACCGACAAATGAAATGCAAGCAAAGTACTGCCCTGGAACAGTTAGATAATCCTGCTCAAGAGAACCCATATTGAACTATCTATACATTTCTTTTTTAAGTTCAAAACGCAGTAAATTTGAAAATTCGTGTCATGTCACCTTATAAGGTTGTGGTTGGTTGAAGAATCAACCATGGAAGCTCTTCGTCGTCTTCATAACAACTGCAAGCGAGAACTAATTCAGAAATGGGTAAACCGCGGTGATAGCGTTCTGGACTGTGGGTGCGGTCGTGGAGGCGACTGGCACAAGTGGAAGGCGGTCGGTGCGCAAGTTTTCGCAATTGACCCAGATGACGAATCACTTACCGAGGCGGAGAACAGAGCAATTGAAATGAACTTTGGAGTATTTTTTTTGGGGAATGGAACTATTATTCAGGCGGCTTTTGCAGGTCCCTTTGACGTGGTCTGCTACAACTTTTCTATTCACTACATCATGGAAAATTTTGAGAATTCAATCAAGGCGATTCAGTGTGCGGTAAAACCCGGAGGGCTTCTCATCGGCATAACCCCAGACAATCACCAAGCTAATAAAATAGCCGACGAGCGAGGTCACTACATCGACCGACTCGGAAACATATTCGACATCTACCAGGGTGGGCGGCGGCTTTCAGTCAAGCTGACTGACGGTCCTTTCTATGCGGATGGCGCACGCGATGAACCCCTCCTTGATGCCAACATGCTGATGAACCGCCTTGAGGAACTCGACTTTGAACTCATTTACTGGGGACCCATGCTCGACCAGCCGAACGGGCTCATCTCGGACCTTTACTCCAAGTTTGTATTTCGGAAGAAAATCTAAGTGTGTAATAGTAGATGGAATATGTTCCAATTTTCGTAATGTTATTTGTCGTCCTCGTCTACATAGTCTCAGTGAATAAAGAACCTGCAATGCTCAGCGAACTCAAATACAAGTACTGGATTTTGCTTGAAATTCTGCGTCGCACAGGAGACCCACTTTGGCACCCCGTTTGCAAACCCTCCATCATCACGGGCATGATTGATTGGAACAAGGACAACGGTCCAATTGGTTCTAATGTGAATAAAGGGTACGAAATTTACATCTGTCTGGATGGAGGAGATGTAAATTCGGCAATGTACGTTTTGATTCATGAGTTGGCACACATGTCAGTACCGGAATATGATCATACTGATAAATTTTGGAAACATTTTGATAAACTTAAAAAGATTGCGATAGATTCGGGAGTTTATACACCCACAGGGACTCGCACCTATTGCGGGGATACTGTGAAGGACTAGAGACAAAGTGGGACACGTAGTGTCCCTAGTTTAGATCGAGGGGATCTAAAGTCCTTCGGACTTTGTCTTACTGTCCATCCACCAAGTACTTCTTTGCCAGGTAAAACACGATGGCTGCGATGAGTGCAGTCACAGCCAGACCGGTCAGAGACACCTCACCGGATGGACCGTGAAATTTAGGAACCATATCTCCAAGCTTGCCCTGAACTGGCTTGGAGAATGCGACGACCGCGGCAACGCCAGCCAGTAGCGCCTGGTACTGATCATCCTGGAGACCGAATGGGTTCTTGCTACGGGACTTGGGTGCATCATCACCACCCGAAGCCTTCCCGTTCTGAGGGGGCGCCTGAACATAGGGGGACCCCATCATCTCATCCTGCATCATCTGTCCTGGACCTGGCATAATATCGTCAATAGGTGTTGCGAAAGATGCCATTTGAGATTCAACAATATCTTTTTCAGGCGCATTTAAAGGCATTCTCAAAAGACCTGTTGGAGGTCCCGCCTTGTTTTCACCTTCTTTAGAGTTGCGAGAAAGTCCAGATGGGAGACTCGTCTGCTGACGCTCCAAAGCTGCACGAGCTAATTCTTCATTTAAATTGATTTCCTGTGAAGGAATTGCTGACATTATACTGTCTACACTCGGATCATATGTCATGACTCCAGCCATTATTGAATTTTAAATGGAAATTAAGTGGAGCATGCTACCGCGACTTTTTCACTACGACTGTTTCACCCCGTCGTTTCGGTGCACTCGTAGATCCCTGTGGTCCACTCGCAGCATGTGGACTGTAGAAGCGCTGGTGATACTGCCAGAAGGATGCTCCACCCACCCTGAAGTTTTTGCGAACAGGCGACTTGTACCAAAATACACAGTCTGAAATCTTATTACTCTTGGATGTATTATCAAGAACCATACACTCGTAGTTTTCAGTGCAAGAATCCATAACCTGACAAAACTGATCAAATGTCGGGAAAACTCCGAAAAAAGCTTTGTAAAGGTTTTCACGGTTCTGCCTGACGTTATCACGGAGAGCAAACACATAGTCCACGTTGGTGCGAACGTACGGAAGCATGTCCATGCAGTACTGGGTCGTCAGCATGAAGAAGATGTTCCAGTGGCGACCGTTCATGAAAAGCCGGCGCATGCAGTCGTCTCTCATGAAGGCTTTATCGTACATGCAATCGTCCATCAACAGAAATACGGAAGGGGCTTTGTCCTTGCCCAGACTCTTGACGAGCCTGTGCTGTCTCTCGAGTAGCTTTTCAACAGCATCCTTTCTGTATTCGCCATAAACGAACAGATCAGGAATAAATTGTTTATAGTGTCCATTTCCATCTTCAGTTCCTGACATGGCAATTCCCGCTGGTATATGTTTTTTGTGCCAGAGAATGTCTGTAACAAGAGTCGATTTACCCGTCCCACGTTTCCCTATAAAAACACAAACCTTATCATCACCTATTTTTGATGGGTCAAATCGCCTGAGTTGCAACTGACTCATCCTCTAATTTGTGTGATCAAAATTCAGAGTGAGCTGAGACGCGGGTGCGTGCGCGGAAACTAATGTTTTCCTTTATTAGAGATGTCCGCTGGCTATATCCAGCTGGCTGCAATTGGGCAACAGGACGCATATCTCACGGGTTCGCCTCAAGTGACGTATTTTTCAGGGGTTTATAAGCGTCATACCCCCTTTGTACTTGAAGCCTATGATATTTCATTTCAAAATCAGCAAGTTGTCTATGGTCAAAATAACATTTGTAGGATCCCTCCTAAAGGAGATCTTATACGAGCGCTCACACTCAAAGTTGAATTACCGACACTCTTTGACCCTGGTAATTTTTGGGCGTGGGACATAATTGCATCGATAAATAATGACCCTCACATACTCATCAATGGAACCTACTTTAGTCTTCCATATCAGGGAATCACATACTATTCAACATTCAATCAGACTTCGTGGATTTCTTCGACTCTTGCAAGTTTTGTGAGTTATTCAAACGCCCTCAATCAATTTATTTTTTCAAATTGCGCGACGCTCGAGGTGGATCAGGGGGGAGTATTTTGGGGACTCGACCCCAAGGTGGGTACCGTTTCTCCTACAAACTCTTCAAATTTAGTTTATACAGTAGGAACTGGAACTTCATTAACAAATGCGTTTGCGAATAGTATCTCAACATCAAATCTGGCTGCAAACTACATTTCAAACGTAGTTTCAACTCGTCAATCTGATTTTACCCTTCAACAGGCGGGTTGGATTCAAAGTACAGGGTTACCCCTCGTGAATACAAGAACCAGTATTTTTTTGAATCTTCCCGTGAGTTATTCTATACCAGGAGCTACTCAGAGTTTTATAAATTTTGCCAATTGGGCAAATCAGGACACGGTCTCAACCTACTCCGTAACATTTAATGGTCGACTCAAGTTTACAAATGCGGGATTTTATATGGTCCGCGCAGCATTTTCATTGGGTACAGGTTCAGTTCTCAATATTTCTTATGGTTCCGATCCAAATGAAAGTATCTACCCAAACGGAATTCCAATCGTGCCTCAATTTGCTTACTCCTGTGATTTCCGTGTTTCGCCAGACCCTTCTATGCCTCTTTTGATGCCCTTCGTCGTAGCAAGCACATCAAATACGTACTATTTTTACGCAAATACAACGTCTATTGTAACTCAATTTACACCTGGAACTTACTTGACAGTCACCCCTGTCGATGATTTGTACATGTTTAATACAAATACACCAGTTTCAAGTAATATAGTTCCATTTTTTGGAAATATAGTTACGCCTCAAAACACAACGGTAACACTTGGTTCTGATCACTCGATGATATTTAGTTCACCTGGAACATGGATGCTTTCTGGTGTTATTTATCTTGCACAATCTCCTCAAAATTATGTAGCAAATGTTTCAGTATGGAACGTGACTTCGCAAATCCCAGATTACGCTTACACAACCTTGAGTCTGCAGGGGCGTGATCCTACCATAGCGTTCAGCATGCCCATAGTGGTAACAAGTACGACCCTAAAGTATTTCACAAATATTTATTCTACATCGTCTATAACAATTTTGAACACATCCTATTACACAGTGACTCAAATAGGGGCTCAAACATATACGGGGTACGAGACTGTGCTTTCCAACAACGGCATCTTACTTCAGCCTTCGGCTCAAGTTCAATCCATAGGGTCTAATACCCCCCTGAATTTTACAACAAATTACAGTCTTCCAGCGGGAACAAACTCCGCAATTATATCAGTTAATCCAACGACCGGAAATCTTCAGTTTTCGAACATTGCCACGTACATGTTAACAGCTGTACTTTCGTCATCTGATAACGTCAAAAGTATCACGTTTGGTACCACCACTTACAATTTTAGCATTGGCGGTCTTTTTCCTCAAATTACAGTCACCGTGCCTCATCGTGTGACTCAGACTGCTACGGATGTTCCCATCACTATAACAACTGATCAAGTGGGTTCAACCACAAATATTTTTTCGAATACTTACATTTCAGTTTATCCCGTCGCTTCAAACGTGATTCCCACGGTCAGTTATAATTATTACGACTCGGTCGGGACATGGCTCATAGATCGCGCAGATTTAGTCATTGGTGGACAGACGGTTCAGACGCTCACAGGAGAATTTATTGAAATTTACAATGATCTGTATGTACCTTACGAAAATCAACCTGGACTCAAGCTGCTTACTGGAAAATATGATACAACAAGTCAGATTTACCCCCCGGGAAGAACCTATTTCACAAACCTTCCGTTCTATTTTTATCAAAATCCCGGTCTTTATTTGCCACTCGTTTCATTGGGTAGACAAGACGTCGAGGTTCACATTACATTCAGAAATCTTCAAGAATTGACAGCCGTAAATACATATAACATAATTGAACCCCTGATTGCAACAATTATTACAGAATATGTTTATTTAGCCGATCCCGAAATTAATTGGTTCAAAAAGTCCCAAATTGATTATGTAATTCAACAGTGTCAGTATCAAAAATTCCAGTTGGCTCCTCAATTTACATCGGCAATTTTCAACCTGGAATTTATAAATCCAATCCGTGAACTCTTTTTTATTCTACAACTCGATGGAACCACACCTTATGATTATTCAGATCTAAATAGTTTGGCTATGAATTTTAACGCATCCGAGGCTTTCACTGCAGATGTGACGGATGCACTGTACCTCAATTCTATTGAACCGTTCGACCATTACACAAATTATCCAACCAGAAACTTTTACATGTACTCCTTTACAAATCAGACAAATACGCCTCGACCTTATGGTCAAGTAAACTTTAGTCGTATTCGTGATATTTTTATTCAACTTAATACAGCGTCATACGCAACTAAAAAAGAATTGAGAGTTATAGGAATAAATTACAATATTCTAAGAATAAAGGATGGCATCGCCGGACTCATGTTCAACTCGAACGATTTCTAGTCAGTTCCTATGGAAGTCGCTGTGCGACTGGTTTTTTAATCCCAGAATGTACTAGAAATGGCAGGAAGAGCCAGTTTGTCCTACCTCGGACAAGAAGATATTTATCTGAGTGCAGACCCGGAAGTGACATATTTTGTCGAAAAATATGTTGGTCAGTCCCTTTTTTCATCCCGAGTAATCAGGGTGCAATTTCCAGCCGATAACACAGTTATTTTTGGTTCTGAGAAGGAACTCGTGCTTCCAAGAGCCGGTGATCTCATCACAAACATGTACCTCAAGGTTTTCCCGCCCGCACTGGGTGCTGCAGTGCAGGTTCTTGATTCAGTTGGAACCCTTATGATTCAATACGTAGAGTTGTATATAGGATCTGAACTCGTCGAGAGAATTTACGGAGAATACCTTGAACTAAAATTTGATTTAACAGTTTCAACAGGAAAACAGAGAGCACTCCAGAATCTTATTGGTAAATATCTCATTCAACCCGTTCCTGTAAACACAAGTTATACAATTCCTCTGCCATTTTACGTATTCAGACGCGGTCTTCCACTCTGCGCATTCAAAGAGGATGTGACGTTTCGCATCGTATGGAATCCCTCGACACTCTTTACCTTTCCATCTGTGAATATAGTAGCTCCATTTTATGCATATTTAGACACGGAATATACGTATATATCTGATGCAGAAATAGCGCACATCAAGTCAAAACCTCAGATATATCCTATAGAACAGGTCCAGCGACAAGAATTTTTTGCACCCCAAGGTGTTAATCAGGTTCAGTGTCTAGGCGAGTTTTTAAATCCAGTGAAGGAATTTTTTTTCGTTTTACAAAATGATTCAGCCCTTGGGTACGATTACACAACAAATGGGACTTACACATCAAACGGCACAACTTTCGAACAACTCGAACAATTCATTCTCAATTTCAATACGACCGAACGCATCTCCAAGGACGTGGGACTCCCCGTCTTCCTCCGTGTAATTCAGCCACTCGAGTATCATACACGTATACCCAGTAGAATTTTTTACATGTATTCGTTCAGTATCGACCCTGAACTTTATGATGAACCATCAGGAGCCGTGAACATGACACAGATTAAGAATCAAATTTTTCAGTTTACCCTGACCCCCAGCCCAACCAGTAGATATATCAAAATTTACATGATAAATTACAACTTTCTTGAAGTGAAAGATTATTCAGCCCGTGTGGTATTCTCAAACTTCCACTAATTTTGGTTAATTCAAGAGTCCTCAGTTAAAACTAATTTTGGTTTAAAATTAAAAATGGAGAAGGCTGCCATAGATATTATGATACCTGTTCTCGAGTCTGCAACTGTTCTTGCAGCCCACTATGCCAAGGCGTGTGGGCGTGACGTCATTCTTGCAGAGGATATGCGGATGGGACTCATGTACTCAGCCCGCAATGTAATTGGTAAACAGATTGGTCCAATTTACCCCGAAGTTTGGGACGAGGAAGAGGACGAGGAGGACGAGGAGGACGAGGAGGACGAGGAGGACGAGGAGGACGAGGAGGACGAGGAGGACGAGGAGGACCCAGAGTGGGTCAAGTATGAAGGGTCAGACGACATGGCAAATAAGATGAACGAGTGTGCAGACACATGGGACGCATGGGAACCCGAGAGTCCAGCAGAGAGTGCGTTGAAATCCGCTGTAGACAAACAGAGAGAAAATTAGATGGAACCAGAAGACTCTTATGAAGAAGAACTCGAGCCAAAGGTTAAATACTCATTCATAGTCTATGAAGAAGATTATGAAGAAGAGGAAAATGATAAGGATGAAGTTCAGCCTTGGGATCCTTCCGATATTTTTTTTCGTATCACATAGTAAATGTCTGGTCTTCTCTCAAGTGTCGCTCTTCAGCTGGAGTCACAGTCCCTGAACTCCATCGTCGCCGGTTTCTCGTTCGCCAGCGCCATCGCATGGATGGACGTTGTGCGCTTCATCATCTCCCAGGTGGTCCAGGTCGGCAAGAACGGCGGTCAGTACTATGTCCTCAGTGCGCTGTTCACCACCCTCCTGGCAATCGTCGTGTACATGGCAATCAAGACCCTGGCTTTCAACGTGAAGATCCAGGAGCCAACTCAGCCCGTGTACGCAGTGACTGCCCGCTAAACGTTTTCCAGGCTGCGAATACAGAAATTAAAACTAAAACTATAATCAACCAGGGGATTTTTGTTTTCTTCTCTGGGGGTGGTGGAGGCACCATTGTCATTGCCTCCACGATTCTCTTAATTTCCACATCCTGGAGGGGTGGGGGAGGTGGTAGGCGTCTTACGTCATCTTCCAGAACATGCGCCCTCAGAATAAATGCATGATTATCAGACCCTCTGAAATTCAGTAGTTTTCCATTTGTATCGTACCAGTTGACTGTCAAGCGCTGGAGACTGTTAATGGGTTCTGGATACGCCACAGATACCGTATAATCTGAATTTTCATGATAAATTTTCATACCGCCAGACGAAACATCCATCATAATTGGTGCAAAAGCTCTGTTAATGTTTGAACCACTGACTGTCCCCGTCGTTCCTGTCAAAGCCTTTGCATCGATGTGACTAGGTGTCTTGAGTTCATCAATGTCGAGAAAGATGTATTCATTTGAATTCATGTGAATCAAAGTATTCGACTTGAATATGGACTGACCTAGTAGGCACGGATCCAGTGAAGTTGCCGGTTTTGAAGTAAATAATGTAGTCTGAGGAATTCCCATGAGATTAGATAGTTCGGATGAATTGATTCTAAATTGGAAAATATTAGTATTTGAAAGTAAGAAATGTCCTTCACTCGAGAGATAACTCATAGAAAATGCATTATTCACAGCAGCAGTTATAGCAGCCGTGAGACAGCCAGCTGAGTAAAATCCTTGATTTAAAGAGATATTTGACGATCCTACTGTTAGTACGTTTGAACCGTTTGTGAGATTGTACATGGTATTTGGCACTCGTGTACTGACAAGATCGACCCGAGTCACATTCTTTATGGGAGTTGTTAAGTGTAAGGTGTATGAATTTCCGGAAGGATACAAAATGGCATTTCTGCTTCTTGAATCTGCAAAGATCAGCCGAGTTGATTCCATCTAATTTTATATTAGAAATTAAACAAGGTTACTCAGCTCTTTGATAGCCTCAATTAATAGAGGGACCAATTTGTCATATTGAATTGTAAGGTATTCGTTATTCACAGGGGCTTGGCGGATAACTTCCGGTAGAATCTTCTGAACCTCTTGAGCACTCAGACCTACGTGTATATTATCGTCCATACCCATGCCTTGTGCTAAATCGTTCCACTTGTACTGGAACCCGTTCAGCGCCTTGACCTTCTCAAGAGCACCTTGGATGTTTCCAAGTTTTGTCTTGAGACGATCATCAGACGCAAACGCAACCACGTCCCCTACGGAACTTACGCCACTCGATCCAGCAGATAGAAAAAGTCCTGAAATAGTTCCACTTGAAGTTATCGTAGTACCTGAAAAGGTCCCACCCGTGAAAGCAGCTCCCGTGAATCCCGTGGAGGCTGCAATTGTCGTACCTGTAATAGTTGTTCCCAGGAAAGTCCCTCCCGTAAAGGCAGCTCCCGTGAATCCCGTGGAGGCTGCAATTGTCGTACCAGTGATAGTTGATCCCTTGAAAGTCCCTCCCGTAAAGGCAGCTCCCGTGAATCCCGTAGAGGCTGCAATTGTCGTACCTGTAATAGTTGTTCCCAGGAAAGTCCCTCCAGTGAAGGCAGCTCCCGTGAATCCAGTGCTTGCCGCAATTGTAGTACCGGTGATAGTTGTTCCCAGGAAGGTCCCACCAGTGAAGGCAGCTCCCGTGAATCCCGTACTTGCTGTGAATGTTGTGCCACTTACGGTGGTTCCTGCAAAGGTTCCTCCCGTAAAGGCAGCTCCCGTGAATCCCGTACTTGCTGCAATCGTCGTACCGGTGATAGTCGACCCTTGGAAAGTTCCACCGGTGAAAGCAGCTCCCGTGAATCCCGTAGAGGCTGCAATTGTCGTACCTGTAATAGTTGTTCCCAGGAAAGTCCCTCCCGTAAAGGCAGCTCCTGTGAATCCAGTAGTTGCTGCAATTGTCGTAGCGGTGATAGTCGACCCTTGGAACGTCCCACCCGTGAAGGCAGCTCCCGTGAATCCCGTGGAGGCTGTGATTGTTGTGCCGCTTATAGTTGTTCCCAGGAAGGTTCCACCGGTAAAGGCTGCTCCCGTGAATCCCGTGGAGGCTGTGATAGTTGATCCCTGGAAGGTCCCGCCAGTGAATGCAGCTCCCGTGAATCCTGTAGAGGCTGTGATGGTCGTTCCACTCACAGTAGATCCTGCAAATGTCCCTCCGTTAAAGGCGGCACCTGTGAATCCCGTGGAGGCTGCAAATGTGGTTCCCGCAAAAGTCCCCCCTGTAAAGGAAGCTCCCGTGAACCCTGTGCTTGCCGTGATTGTCGTTCCACTCACAGTAGATCCTGCGAAAGTCCCTCCCACAAACGAAGACCCGTTGAATGCAGTTCCGGTAAATGTTGGAGCCGTGACCGTTCCACTCAATGTGAGACCGCTCACAAAGGTACTTATTCCTGTTCCAGATACGAAAACATTTCCTGTGACAACTAAATCACCAAAATTGGTGACTGTTGGCATCTTAAAAGAATACTCACATTATTATTCAATGAGAAAGGTACTTATAGCCACACCAACTTATACTGGGGATGTAAACATGAAATACACGATAGCCCTTTTGAATACCATGCGCCAAGCTATGCTGCGTGGATTTGATTTACAGGTGTGTTACACTGCAGGCGATGCCCTCGTTCAAAAGAGTCGCAACTATCTGTTGACGTGTGCTCTTAACAACGGGTGCGACGATCTCATATTCATAGACGATGACATCGAGTGGGATCCCGAATGGATTTTTAAGATGCTTGATTACCCTGTTGATGTCGTGGGCGGTGTCTATCGCAAAAAGATTGACGATGCCGAGGTTTATGCCGTGAGACTCGTAGAACCCATCCAGGGGGACTCGCGTACTGGACTCATGAAAGTTGAGGGACTTGCCACGGGATTTCTACGCCTGTCACGTAAAGCATTCGTGTCACTCTGGGCATCCTCTGAACCCTATACAAACGGTATGGTTAAAAACGAACGTATGGTTTTTGATCTTCAAATTGAAAATCAAATTCTGTTCTCAGAAGATTACGTCATGTCCAATAAACTTTCCAAATTAGGTTTTGAATTGTGGATCGATCCCAGGATGTGTTGCGTCCACACAGGTCCCAAACCATTTGTTGGTCACTTTATAAAATGGCTTGAAGACAGTGGACGTTTTCAAAAGTAATGAAGTTGATTACATTTGGAGATGACCCCTCTCAAATTATTGGTCTAAAAAGCGAATACGTAAATATCGGACTTGGAAAAAAGTACATTGATCTTTTTTCAAAGTTTGAAGCTTTCAAGGAATATGTGGAAACAGCTGACCCCCAAGAAGTTTTGATATTCGTGGATGGGTACGACGTTGTACAGAGACGGACAGACCTTACTAATTTTGAAACAAAATTCAAAGAAACTGCGGCTGATATAATTTTTAGTGCTGAGGTGTACTGTTGGCCGAACCCCTGGATCGCCTACCAGTTTCCTCCCGCAGTTCCTGAGTGTCCCTACCGATTCCCTAATTCGGGAACATTTGCAGGATACGCATGGGCAATCAAGAGGATGCTTGAATGGGACCAGTATCGCCTGAATCACGACGATCAAGGGTATGTTCACGATTTTTTCCTGCGGTGCAAAGATTTGAAAATTGGTCTGGATAATGGTCAAGTTATGTTCCAGACTGGAACGGGTATTCGCTGGTCAGTCCTGGATACGTGTCAAGCCTGGTTTGTTCATTTCAATGGAAGAAGTCACCACAAAAAGGATGGAACCTCAGTCCTTGCCGAGTACGTAGCTGGCTCGCCTATTGGCGGGATAGCACAGTGGCACACAGTTCCTTGAGTTCCTCAATCTGCTTTGCCTGCTCCTTGATCGCCTCCACAAGCAAAGGAACCACCTTTTCGTACTGGACAGTCATGTAATTGTTTCCAGTGGTCCCGTTGTCGAAAGGCGCAGGGCGAATCACTTGGGGCAGGACCGCCTGAATTTCTTGAGCGCTGAGCCCCACATGTTGCTCGAGGTCGCTGTACCCGTACGAATTCGCCACATAATTCCACGTAAATATAAATCCGTTCAGGGATTTGACCTTCTCAATAGCGCTCGGGATGTTTCCGAGTCTGGTCTTGAGACGATCATCTGATGCATAAGCAACCACGTCACCAGTTGAAGTGACGGATGAGCCATAAAAGGTGCCTCCTGTGAAGGCAGCTCCCGTGAATCCCGTGGAGGCGGTGATGGTCGTTCCCCTGAAAGTCCCTCCTGTGAAGGCGGCTCCCGTGAATCCCGTCGAGGCTGTGATGGTTGTTCCGCTCACGGTTGATCCCTGGAAAGTCCCTCCCGTAAAGGCGGCTCCCGTGAATCCCGTACTTGCTGCAATTGTCGTACCAGTGATAGTTGATCCCTGGAAAGTCCCTCCCGTAAAGGCGGCTCCTGTAAATCCCGTACTTGCCGCAATTGTCGTACCAGTGATAGTTGATCCCTGGAAAGTCCCTCCCGTAAAGGCAGCTCCCGTGAATCCCGTGGAGGCTGTGATGGTCGTTCCCCTGAAAGTCCCTCCTGTGAAGGCGGCTCCTGTGAATCCCGTACTTGCTGTGAATGTTGTGCCACTTACGGTGGTTCCTGCAAAAGTCCCGCCGTTAAAGGCGGCTCCCGTAAATCCCGTACTTGCTGCAATCGTCGTACCGGTGATAGTCGACCCTTGGAAAGTTCCACCGGTGAAAGCAGCTCCTGTGAATCCCGTGGAGGCTGCAAATGTGGTTCCCGCAAAAGTCCCTCCTGTGAAGGCGGCTCCCGTGAATCCCGTACTTGCCGCAATTGTCGTACCGGTGATGGTTGTTCCCTGGAATGTCCCACCCGTGAAAGCAGCTCCCGTGAATCCCGTACTTGCCGCAATTGTCGTACCGGTGATGGTTGTTCCCTGGAAAGTTCCACCCGTGAAAGCAGCTCCTGTGAATCCCGTACTTGCCGCAATTGTCGTACCGGTGATAGTCGTTCCCTGGAAAGTCCCACCAGTGAAGGCAGCTCCCGTGAATCCCGTCGAGGCTGTGATGGTTGTTCCGCTCACGGTTGATCCTTGGAAAGTTCCTCCGCTAAATGCGGCTGAATAAATACCTGTAACAACGTTTGCGAATAGAATATTAGCAGTTGCGATATTGGCTGTAGTTGTCAAATTAGCCACTGGCGTCGTTATGTTACTCGTTACATACAAATTCCCCGTCACGTCAAGGTTTGCAGTCGGTGCGCTCGATGACCCTATCCCAACCTGAGGAACATAGTAAATTGAGGTCGCCCCGATGCTCGTCCATTGTGAACCCACAAAACCAACGATATTTGTTGTAAAAATGTTGGCAATATTTGCAGTCACCAAATTAGCAGTAAAAATATTAGCACTTGTGTAAACATTCAAATCGAGAATATTAGCAGTTGCTATATTGGCTGTAGTTGTCAAATTAGCCACTGGCGTCGTTATGTTACTCGTTACATACAAGTTCCCCGTCACCACAAGATTGGCTGTTGGTGCGCTGGATGACCCTATCCCAACCTGAGGAACATAGTAAATTGAGGTCGCTCCGATGCTCGTCCATTGTGAACCCACAAAACCAACGATATTTGTTGTAAAAATGTTGGCAATATTGGCAGTCACCAAATTAGCAGTAAAAATATTAGCAGATGTGTAAACATTGAGTGTTCCCACGTTTCCTGAAGTGATGTTCGCTGAGGCGGTGTTCAGGGTCACTGCGTTGGCACTGAAAAGGTTAGAAAGTCCCGAAACTGTGAGCTGAGTGACGTTCGCTCCCGTGAAGACATTGAGCGATCCGACGTTTCCTGAAGTGACGTTTGCCGACTCGGTATTCAGGGTCACTACGTTCGCGCTGAAAAGGTTCGAAAGTCCCGAAACTGTGAGTTGGGTGACGTTCGCTCCCGTGAAGACATTGAGTGATCCCACGTTTACTGAAGTGACATTAGCTGAGGCGGTGTTCAGTGTCACTGCGTTGGCACTGAAAAGGTTCGAAAGTCCCGAAACTGTGAGTTGGGTCACGTTCGCTCCCGTGAAGACGTTGAGTGATCCCACGTTTCCTGAAGTGACATTAGCCGACTCGGTGTTCAGGGTCACTACGTTCGCACTGAAAATGTTCGAAAGTCCCGAAACTGTGAGTTGGGTCACGTTCGCTCCCGTGAAGACATTCAAATTGAGAATATTAGCAGTTGCGATATTCGAAGTGAT